CGGTACTTGGACGCCTGATCCTGTCGGCGCGTTGCAAGGTCACCAGCGATGCGGCCGCAGCAGCCGACGAGATCTTGAGCGTGGCCAACCCTGAGTCGGCGCTGGAAGAGATCGCCCGCCAGCTGCTCACCCCCTTCGCCAAAGAAGGAGTGCTGGCCCAGGTCGAGGGGGCGGAATGAGCCCTCACAGTATCGCCGTCAGCGCGATCGACGCGGCCATCGAAACGATGCTTCTACCGGGCTCTGGTCCGGTGGAGGATGCCAAGGCAGAAACCCTGGTGGTCGCCTACTTCTCCCTCCTCGCCAACGACGCCGAGGAGTTCAAACACTACTGCGAGCGCATCCGGCGGATTGCTGAGCGGCGCAAGGAGGCTGCATGAGCGGGATTGATTGGAGCAACGCGCCGGACGGCGCTACGCACTTCGGCATCGAAAACGAGTTCTACTTCTCCGCTTGGTACAAGGTCGAGGGTGACCAGATCCTCGCTTACAGCGAAGACGGCAGCGCCTGGATCGAGGCAACTGACAGCTGTGTATTCCCCAAGGTATCAAGCCTTTCCATCAGGCCTGAACCTTGGGCCGGAGAAGGTTTGCCCACTATCGGCTCCGAAGTCGAGATTCAGCGAGGTGGGTGGTGTATCCGCAAGGAATCGGAAGGCTTCATTGGCGCAAAGGTCGTGGTTAGAGCGCACTTCCGAATGGGGTCAGGCGCCGAAATGATTGCTGTCGACGGCGGACCCGATCTTGGTTGTGAGGTTTTCAGGGCTGAAATGGCTAGGCCCATACCAACGCCAGAGCAGATCGCGGCGGAAGAGAAGAATAAGGCCGCCGATGATCTATTCATGACCATGTGGCCAAACGAAACTCTTCACGAGTGCGAACCGTGCAATCCAAGGTGGCGCGCATGTTTCAACGCCATCAGCGCCGGCTACCGCAAGCAGGAGGCATCATGACCACGCCGATTTTTCCGTCGATCATCGACGACCAGGTGGCCGAGGTCGCTCAGGCCGTGCCAGACGATCGAATCCTGCTGGTGTTCAAGGGCCTGACCATGGAGGACGCCATGAACCAGGCGCGCCTCGCTCACATCGAGAATCCTGCGGCCTGGTCGGGCCGGGCCTACCTCTGTGGCATGTGCACGCTGGCCTACGAGGTCCGCACGTGAGCCGCCAACTGGCCAGACGCTGGGCGTTCTGGCGCGGCTCCTTCTTCATGCTCTTCGCCTGCACCTTCTTCATGCTCGCCAGCGCACTGGCCGGCAGCATCACTTCCTGAATACACACCCGAGCCCGGCGGGCCCTTAGGGGATAACCGGACCTACCCGGAGCGTAAGCGGCGAGAGCGCGCAACCATCCACCGCAGCCAGGGCCTGGAGCGTACCTCCGTGCCTGGGTGACCTGGCATTTCCCCTTTCAACTGACGGCGCCGGCCTGGCGCGAGGTTTTCTAATGTCCGCAGAACAGAAACTGATCGCGATCGAAGAGATCAGCGAGGAGAACGCCCCGGCCATCTACGTGGCCGGCGGCCTGAAGCAATTCATCGACCTGGTGAAGGCCGAGGTCGAAGGCGAAGTACCCGACCTGACCACCCGTAAGGGCCGCGAGCGCATCGCCAGCCTGGCAGCCAAGGTCAGCAAGTCGAAGACCGCTGTCGAGAAACCGGGCCGCGACTACCTGCGCCGGCTCAAGGAAATGCCGAAGGTGGTCGAGGCCGAGCTTCGCGAGTTCGTGACCAAGATGGACGCGCTGCGGGACGAGACGCGCCGGCCGCTCACCGAGTGGGAAGCAGCCGAGGACGCTCGGATCGACCGCCACAACGACGCAATCAACCGTATGAAGGACCTGGCCGCCGAGCTGGGCACCTTGGATGCCGAGCAGCTGCAGGCGCGCCTCAGCGAGCTCTCCGCGTTCCAGCTGGGCGAAGCGTGGGAGGAATTCGAGGCTGAGGCAGCTCGGACCAAAGAGGCTTCGCTGAATGCAGTGCAGGCCGCCCTGGCCGCCCGCCAGGCGTACGACGCCGAACAGGCCGAGCTGGCCCGGCTGCGCCGCGAAGCTGAAGAGCGCGCCGAGCAAGATCGCATCCGTCTGGCCCAGGAGGCCGCCGTCGAGGCTGAGCGGCAGCGCGTGGCCCAGCAGCAGCAAGCAGAACGTGAAGCGGCAGCGCGCCGTGAGCAGGAGCTGCTTGACCAGGCCGCTGCGCAGGAGCGCGAGGCCGAGAACCAACGCCTGCAACTCAAGCTACAGGCCGAGCAAGCCGAGCGCGCCCGGATCCAGGCTGAAGCCGACCGTGTTGCCGCCGAGCAGCGTGCCGAACAAGAGCGCCAGGCCGCCGCCCGCCGGGCTGAAGAAGCTGCCGAGCAGGCACGCCAGGAAGAACGCCGCCGGGCCGATGCCGCTGCCGCCGAGATCCTTCGCCAGCAAGAAGCACGCGAGGCCGACAAGGCGCACCGGGCGAGCATCAACCGCGCCGCCCTGGAAGCCTTCATGGCCGAGGGCATGCCAGAAGCTTGCGCCAAGCAAGCGGTCACCCTGATCGCCCAGCGCAAGATCCCTAACATCGCCATTTCCTACTGAGGCACCGACCATGAGCAGCACGATCATTGTGCCGGAGCAGCGCCGCCAGGTGGCCGCGCCCCCGCAGGCCGACAGCAGCATCCTCGCCGTAATCAGCCGGGCGGCCACCGACCCAACCTGTGACATCGACAAGCTTGAGCGCCTGATGGCGATGCACGAGCGTATGCAGGCCCGCGACGCTGAGGCCGAGTTCAACGCGGCAATGGCGGCCATGCAGAGCGATATCCCGAGCATCGCCGAGCGCGGCGCCATCGTCGTGAATGGCCAAAAGCGCAGCGACTACGCCACCTTTGAAGACATCAACGATGTGATCAAGCCGATCATGCAGACGCACGGTTTCGCGATCACTTTCAAGGTCGAGAACGTGCCGGCCGGCCTAAGCGTCACCGGCATCCTGATGCACCGGGCCGGCCACCGTGAAAGCACGACCATGCTCCTGCCGCTCGACACCAGCGGCAGCAAGAACGCCGTCCAGGCGGTCGGGTCGTCCACCAGCTACGGCAAGCGCTACGTCATGAGCGCCCTGCTCAACCTCACCACCCGCGGCGAGGATGACGACGGCCACGCAGCCGTGCCAACGGCGAACGTCACTAGCGTGCAGGCGGCCGGCATCAGCGCCCTGCTCGATCGCTGCACCCAGAAGACCCGCGACTGGTTCACCGGCGAATACGGTTCGGCCGAATGCGTGCCGAAGGGTCGCCACGACATCCTGGTCGCGCAACTGAACAAGGCCATCAGGGCCGCGGAGGCCGCAAATGCAGATCATCAGTGATGTGGAGCAAGGCACTCAGGCCTGGCTGGACCTGCGCCTGGGCATTATTACCTGCAGCGAGCTGGATTGCCTGCTGGTGAACGGCAAGGGTGAGGCCGGTTTCGGTGCCGGCGCCTTCACCTACATGAACACCCTGATCGGTGAGCGCATCACCGGTGAGGCAGCTGATCCCTTCACCGGAAACCGCCACACCGAGCGCGGCCACGAACTGGAAGGCACCGCCCGGGGCCTGTATTGCGACCGCGAGGACGTCCAGACGCACCAGGTGGGGATCATCCTGAACCATGGCATTGGCTACTCACCAGACGCCCTGGTCGGCGACAACGGCCTGACCGAGATCAAGACCAAGCTGCCGAAGCTGCAGGTCGACGTGATCTTGGGTGGCGAGATCCCGAAAGAGCATGTCGCTCAGTGCCAGGGCGGCCTTTGGGTGTCCGAGCGCGAATGGATCGACTTCATCTGCTACTGGCCGGGCATGCCGCTGTTCGTGAAGCGTGCCTACCGGGACGAGGCGATGATCCGCAAGCTCTCGGAGCGCGTGAAAACCTTCTACGAAATCCTCGACGAGCGCATGAATCGCGTGCTCGGAATCGCAGCATGAGGTGAGCATGAACCAATCAATCGACCTGGAGGCCGCCAAAGCGGCCTTCTTCGCATCTGGTGGCCAGCTGATCGTGCTGGAGGGCTTCACCTACCGGCCGCTGCCGCAGCGCAAGCACCCGGAGCCCGCACCTAAAAAGCGCCGGGGGCCGCCCCCAGTGCAGCACGGTACCCGCCAGGAAAAAGCTCAGGCCCGCGCCGACATGGTGGCGAAGATGGCCGAGACCATGACCTGCCGGGAAGCCGCACAGGAACTCAAGGTATCCCAGTCCTCGCTGTGGGATATGGCCAAGCGCCACGGCTTCGCGTTTGTCTCGGGCAACCGCGGCAAACACATCGAAAAGCCAGACGTCGAGGCCCGGGACGCCAAGCTGGCCGATCGAATCCGGGCACTCAGGGATGCAGGCCTATCGCGCAATAGCGCAACTCTGAAGCTCGAGATCGGCCACACGACGATGAGTCGGATCATCAAGAAGTTCGGTATCGACTTCCCGCTCAGAAAACGCAGGGCGTAGCCATGACAGCAATCACCACCCCCGACCTCCTCCTGCGCCGAAAGGAACTGGAGCAGCACCTGCAGCTGTTGTTCAACCGCAGCTGCCAATGGGGCCGCGCCGAACGTGTGCGCGGCGCCGCCACCATCGAGAACCTGACCCAGCAACTGGTCGAGGTCACCGAGCAGATCGAAACGGCGCGCGCCGCATGAGGCGAATCAACAACCTGGTCCGCCAGCGCCGGCGGCAAGAACAGTTCCACCTGCCGCCAAGCGGCCTATCGGAGCGAAGACATGCAGAAAGCACCTTCTGGAGTGGTAACCCTGCCGGCCTGGATGAATCGTCCGGTGAAGAAGCTGTACATCACCCGCAGCGGCGGCCAGTACCGTGCGGATGAAGTGGCTCTGGCCTTCGCGCTGAGCCTGCGCTTCCACGACAGCGCCGACCACCTGCGCAGGCTGGCCCGGCGCCTGGTCGACAAGGTCTGCCTGGAGCACCAGCCGAACATGAAGCGCCTGGCCCGCGAGCCGGACGACGCCAAGGTGTTCGACGCCGCGCTCAAGATCATCAACCGGGTTTGCGACCTGCTCGA